CTTATAGAAGTCTTTCTTCTTAAGCTTAGCGCCCATGTCTACTACAGTGTCTTCCTCCTCTGCTTCCTTACGTCTACGTACAGAGTACTTATTAAGGAAGTCATTAGCATCACCTACTTTAGGTGTCTCTCCAAGTATTTCATTTGTTTGTTCTTCTGCTGCTTTACCAGCCGAAAGTATTTCTTGGATTGTCTTAGCCATTACTTAGAACCTTCTTGAACTGATACACTAGGAAGCCTTTGTTGAACGGCAAAGTCTTATTGTTCTCATCTGCCCAATCTGCTAGTAGACCAAACAACTCAGCATCATCAGGCTCACCTTCTACTTTATCTTTCATGTACTCAAAGATATCTTCACCTTCTTCAGTAAGAACCTGTAAGTCTAACTCTGTGATCTGACCTGAGTCAAGTCCTTCTTGTAGTGCTTCTTGTGTTATACCGAAGCGATCCATAGTCTTCTCACGGATGCTACGAGTGTCAGGGCGAAGCTTAGGTTTAATAGGTGACATGATACCTTCAGACTCTTGTTCGTCTTCTGATCCTTGTACTGTAACAGCTTCTTTAGCGTCTTCACCATACATCTTTTGTAGACGTTTAGCTGTCATAGTTTTACTTGGCATGTCTTCATCAACACCAAACTCAGAGATAGTAACACCACCTTGTTCTACTGCTAGACGTTGATCAGAGATATACTTAAGGTCTTCACCTTTTACTTTGAACGTACCTAAACCAGAAATGTTTATCTTGTACATTGCGTCAGGGTTAGCATTACGCTTAAGTTCTACTTGTGCAAAACCTTCCTCTGTTGCAAACTTAATACCTGCACCACCCAATGTACTTACAGGTAGACCTGAATCTTTACGTTTACTACGTGACATACCTGCCCACTCTTCACGTGTAATAGATGTAGGGTCTACATTAACTGCGTCTTCAGGTAGAGGTGCATTCAAGTCACGGCTTATAACACCAGTAGCTACATAGTTAGTAAACTCGTTATGGATAAGCTGTGCCTCTTCTTGACTGAATGTCATATCACCTGCTTTAGCACTCTGTACCGTACCACTCTCATCTAGATCAAAGGTTACCTCTACAGTATTACCCTCTTCATCGTTAAGAATTTCTGGGTGAGACATGGTGATAGTGTTCTCAGTTTTAGTTACAGTACCACCTGTCTCTTCAATCTTAGCTGCTGAAGTTTGGTCACCTTCTTCTTTGATAGCAGGGCCTAGTGTATCACGTAGATCAGTGACATACTCTTCACCCATGTACGTAGTCATTAAGTCTTCCAAGCCTGTGAGTGCTTGTGTGCCATAGTCCGTAATTGCTTGATCAAAGATAGGACCAAAGTTCTCACGGTTCTTACGTTGAATTACTTCTAGTGCATTATTGCGTTGCTCAATCTCTTCTGCAATCTGTGTAGTAGGAGAGATGTCTTTTATAATAGCACGTGCTGCAGCATACTCTGAGTCCATTTCTTCTAGTGCTTCAATCTGTGTAATTAAATCAGCTTGTACACTAACACGTGCTTTGTTATCAAAACGTTTGAAGTCTGTGAATGTAGCAAACGTAGAAGGGATAACAGCTTGGTAGTCACTCAATGCAGCTAGCTCATTAATATCAGCAGCAGTCATACCTTCATACATAGCACTACTGTCTAGTTTAGCTTTAGCACGTTTCATTGCAGCGTCACCGCTTACACGATCCCAGAAACCTACTTCAGCTTCTTCGCCTACACCTACGTTAGGAGAATACAAACCATAAGAACGCTTTACGTACTCATCTAGGTCCATATCTACAGGAGAGAAGTCTTTAGGCATACGGATGATGCTATCTACATCTGCACTTGTAAGAGGCTTACCTCCACCTGCTGCAACAGCTTCTTGTACTTTAGTAGATAGTTCTACAATAGCGTTAGGGCCAGAGGCAATAGCAGCTTGTATCTGCTGATCTGACACACCGTTATCTTTGAGCATAGTAGCTACACCCATGATCTTATTTACTGTAGCATTACGTTGAGATATTTTAAGAACGTTACGCTTAGCTAAGTCTTCTTGCTCAGTCTCGTACTCACGAGCTTCTCTCTTCTTATCTTTAATGTTAGCTGCTGCAGTTTCCATAAACCCTTCAGCAAAGGCCATCCAGTCAAAACTCATAATTAAGCCTCCTTAGCCATAAGGCCCATAGGTTCAGCAGACTCGCTTACTTCCATGTCCATCTCTGCGTCTTCTGTTGTTGCTTCTACATCCTCTGCATTAAGCGTAGTCTGTATCTCTTGTAGCATAGCTGTACCAGGATCGTCTTGCTTTGTACCTGCATCAGCTAAGGCTAGCTCTAGTGCAGTCTGTAAGCGTTGCTTCTCACGTTCTTTAAGAGCTTCTTCTGGGCTAGTAATATCATCACGTACTTCAATGCCGTAGCTAGTCATAGCAGCTTTAATGAATGCGTGGATAACTGGTGCAATGATAATGCTTACATCTATAGAATGCAAACCATTCATAACACCCGTAGTTAGCAGTGTCTTAACGAATGGTGCAACAGGCATACCGCCACCAAGAACAACAGACAAGTCATCCATTACGTCTTCATCAGCTAGCTTGTTAATGTAATAACGTGTAGCCTCTTCTGGTTCTGCCATCTCTGGTGGGTTCTCCCAAGGCCAGTTCTTAGGTTGATCCGTAAGGGACTGACCTGGTACAGGTGCTTCAAGAAATGATGCCATTTTAATTATACCTTATTTAGTGAATCCTGCGCCAAAGTAGAGTCCTACAATGGCTGATACGATATGTGTGTCTAGTGGGGTTATTACAAAGCCTTTAGCCATCTTCCACTGTATTGATTCTGCTGGACCAAAGAGCCAAGCTAACGGACCACCAGTAGCTTCAGTGTACCCTACATATACGCTAACATCAGGATACCATACAGCGACTAGCTTTGGCAAGACAATAATAGAGAATACAGCAGATAAAGCGATAAGTCTACGTGTCCAAGCAAAGTGTTTATCATTCTTACCTGCGTCACGTGCATCAGCTACAGCACTACGGTTAAACTCTGCACGTTGCATGAGCATCTCATTCTGCATCTGACGGGCTTTCATGGACTGACCCCAGATAGACATAATTCCACCTAGCACGGTGGAGAATAACATTGTAATTAACTCTAGGGGTAAGCCGAACATTATGCGTCACCACTTTGTGGTACACCAGAGACTGTAGCATCTGCTAAAGGCAGCACAGACGAAACATCGTCTAACCCTGATATAATGCCAGCATAGTATAGTTCTTTAGCAACACGGTTATCCATACCTGCTGTGTTTTTACCTGAGTCTTTTCTACGCATTTGCTTCGCAAACTCTTTTACGTTACCGTCTTTTGCAGCCTGTAATACTTTAGTCCAACCTGTACCTGCTTTTGCACCACCTACATTATAGGCTAAAGATGTTAAAGCGTTTTGATATTTATAGTCTAGTTCGTCCCATGTAATACCTAGCTTTTTAAGCTTTGCATCCCATCCCTCTTTTCCATCGTAACCATTACGTGCCAAGGCTAGTTCTGCAGCCATATCTTTGTTAAGTATTTCTACTTTTTGCGCTTCTGTTAGTTTTATGTATGTACCATCTTCATTCTTAAACTTGATACCATGTATTTCCCCAGATGCTTCTTCTGAAGATTTTACTTTGTGACCAAACCCTACATCTTTACTACGTTGTGCTTCAGGTATGTCTTTCTCAGCCGTATCGTTTGTTGGTTTAGGTACAGAGCCGTGGTCTGTTTCTGCTTTTTGTCCTATATCTAAATAAAACTTATTTGTCTTTTCTTTAATTGATTCTTCTATAGGACTAAAGTTAACATCTCCTATACGAGGTTTCTCTGGTGTCTCTCCTTTAATATCAAGGCGAGGACTCATTAACCCTTTCCCAAGCAACTCACTTGTGTCAATAGTACCAGGATCAATATCTTCTGCCAGTTCATACAGAGGTTCTTCATTAGTTAGTTTACCTTCTTCTGTGTCTGTAACATCTTTAAGACCACCACCTAGAGGTTGACCAAACTCTGTTGTAGCTACTTCACGTAAGTTCTTAGCTTGTGCATCCGTCATCTCTTCACGTGTATCTACATCTATTTCATCGAAGTAGTCTAGCGAAGGTGTCTCTGTATCTTCAACCATAAGTCTATCTAGTGCATCAAACTCACGTAGGACGTCTTCTTTAGTACGGTCCTTGTCAATCTCTTTAGCTGTAAGAACACGATCAGCGTCTTCTGCGTTATCAAAGTAAGACATGATAGCTTCGTACATACTTTCGTAGAAGCCTTTATCCATAGGCTCTTGTTCATCAGCAGGTTTAGCACCGATACCTGTAGGTACAGCACCTTCTTGGGATACTTCTCTTAGTTTCTCTTTAGCTGTATTTCCCAAGCTAAACATATCATAGTTAAAATCTGCCATGTTTTATTATCCTGTTATGATAGCGCCAATGATAGTACCTGCAGCTTTAGCAAACCCAGCGCTCTTAGTACCTTCAGCAGCTTCCTTTGTAGCCTCTGTTCTTAGCTGTTCAACAGCGATACTTGTAGCACGATCAGCGTTGTTGTTAGCTGTCTGGAATGCGAAGCTCATGATGTCACGCTCACGCTGCCATATCTGTTCCATGTTAACTTGTGTAAGTCCGTTGATGGTACGAGCAAAGGTAGCATTACTTTCATTGAGTGCAGCAGTGTTCATAGTAGCAATGTTCTGTCTCCACTGTGCGTTAGCTTGTGCAACTACAAGACCATTCTGTGCGTTGAACAAGTCACGCTGTTGTTGTATCTCTGAGTTAAACTCACGTAGAGCGTTAACACTATTGACGTTAAACTGATCCATAGCGTTCTGCTGTGTAGCATTGAACTGTGATACTTGTGATGTAAGTGATGCAAAGAACTGGTTAGTCTGGTTCTCACTTGTAGCGTTAAACTGTGCAGCAGCATTCTCAGCAGCTTGATCAGTAAGTAGAGCTTGAATGTTTTGCTGTGACTTAAACATAGCAGTCTGTTGTTCATTAGACAAGTTAGTCAAGTCCATCTGCAAGAAGCTTTGAGCATTCTGTACAGCAGCCTGTTGTCTATTGTTCAGGTTAGCCATGTCTAGTTGTGACAATGCAGCAGCCTCTGACATAACCATAGCTTGACGGTTAGTCAGGTTAGTTAAGTTCATTGTGTTAGCTGCACGGCTATTCTCTAGCGCAACCTGTTGCTCAGCATTGAAGTTCAAATTAGCTATATCAGCGATACGTGATGCATTAGCTACACGAGCTTGGAATGCTTGATCAAACTCTTGACCTAAGAATGTAGCACGTTGTTGAGCAGCTAGCATTGCACGTTGCTGTCGGTTAGACAAGTTCTGTGCTTCAAACTGTGCCATAGTCTGAGCATCCATCTGAGCGATAGGTAGCGCAGCTTCCATAGCAGCTTGTACTACAGCCTGACCTGCTAGGCTAGACGCACCTAAACCACGAGCAGCTAGTGTCTGCATGGCTGTACGCATAGACCCAGCAGCCCAAGCAGGTGTCTCCCCACCCTCGAAGTCAGCCATAAGTGTTTCTAACTGACCTGCAACTGTAGCTTTATTAGATGGTGTAGCTGTAGCAGCCTGTACTTGTTCAGTAAACGCAGCAGCTTTCTCTGCATTAGCTGCACCAGAAATGATCTCACCTTCTTGTATCTCACGCTGTACTGGGTTATCCATGAGGATAGCGTTACCCTGTGCAGCATCAATACCTGAGATAGATGTACCTACTTGTTGTGCAGCCTCTACTTGTGCAGGTTGTGATACAACACCTGTAGCAGCTTGTAATGCCTCTGTCTGAGCTTGTACATCAGGAGCGGCAGCACCTGTAGTCATAGTAGATGCATCTGTAGTCATAGGCATACCAGCTTGTGCAGTAGATGGTACTGTAGCAGCTTGTGCAAAAGGAGCTATAGGATATGCTTGACCTGCCTGACTAGATACAAAATCTGCCTCTTGTGGCACCATCATCTGTACGTTAGACTGTACAGGTTGCATTGTCTGTTGGATAGCACCACGTTGCATTGCAGCTAGTTGTTGCTGATAAGGGTCTTGACCTTGTACAGATAAACCTGAAACGTTAGCTAACTGACCTGCAGCATCAACGAATGTACCACTCTGAGCAAACACAGTACCCTTCTGTGTCATCTTGTTACGTAGTGCTGTACGGTATTTACCCATCTTAGCTGCAGCAGCAGGGTTAGCCTCTAAGAACTTCTCTAAGTCTCCACCTTTGAAGCCAAGAAACTTAGATGCCATACTCTTCTCAGCTTCTACTAAGCCACCTTCGTTGTAACCATTGATGTAAGCACCCTTAGCAGCAGATGTAACTTTCTGGAAACCTGGAGGGACAACACCAATAGGGCTACCGTTGATCTCAGTCATACGGATAACCTGCTGTGTAGCTGGATTCTGATACGCAACTTGTTGTACACTACCTACACCCTGTGATGGCTGTGTAAGGTTAGCCATATTTGTACCAGTGTAGTCTGTCATAGTTGTGATAGTTTGTGGTACAGCAGATAAACCAGCAGTTTGTGTAGGTGTGTTAAATGTACCTGTAACAGGAGATTGTGGGTAGGTACCTGTAGAAGGACCGCCTAAGCTAGGCTGTGCAGTATCAAACGTCTGTACAACATCCTGTGTGCCATACGTAACAGGTGCTGCAGTAGTTGTATCAAAGGTAGTTGCACCACCTGTAGTGGTATCTGTACCACCACCTGTTGTACCCCCACCACCTGTAGAACCAGGTGTAACAGTTAGTCCTGCAGTATTTGTAGGCTTTTTAACTGGCATAAAGTCTTTGTAACGCAAGAAGTTTGTATCAGTCATAAATTCGTATTGCTTACGGAAATTATCGTAATACGTATTGTAGTTTTCGTATACGTCACCCTGAGTTATGCCTTGAATCTCTTCAGGGCTAAACCAAATGCTGCCCATCTTAGCAGTAGTCAAACCACCTTTAACGCCACCTGCTCCGTAGAACATAGGCTGTCCGTTTTCCATACCAAATGTTAAATTCGTTTGAGAAGCATACCCTGTAGGATTACCGTCCTGATCTCGTGTTACAACACCAGATTCCCAGTTCTGTCGAGTAGCAATGTTTAAACCTTGAAGGAAAGCATCGCTTCCTAGTCGAGTTAAAGCGAATAGTCTACCTAAGTCACGGCTATCACCAATAGCACCAATAGCACCATAGTTCATACTAACTGCAGCCTTACTTAAGGCTTCATCCATAGTGTCACCAGCAGCGCCGTATTGCTGGAATAGTTGCTGTTGCAGATCGCTACTTGCACCGTTAAGAATGCCAAGCATATCAGATTGATTTAAAAGCTGTGCGTTATTGTAATTACCTGTACGTAACAAGAAAGCTTCGGCTTCGTTGGAAACACCTGGTGGTAAGCCTGTGTTAGGGTCAATGTACCCACCACCATCGTCTTCACCTGTAGCCACATAGTGATCGTAAGATTCCATTAGGGTTTCAAACTGTTTCTCTACTTCTGACTTTTCTGTAGTATTATTAGCTTGAGCAGCACCTGACCTAGCTTCAAAAGCGTTAGCTAGAAGACGGGCATCGTTAGCAGCACTCAGAGGATTACGTACTGTTGTCTGAGCAGTAGTACCATCAGACCACGTAATAGTCCAGTTACCTTTACCACCACTGATAGTATAGTTATCTGGGTCAGCAGGGATATTACCCTCAGACATTACTCTGTCTAAGTCGTCCTGAATGTATGATGGCAGGTTACCCTGTTCATCGTAGAACTTCTCGTCACCTTCTGGAATAATGACATTCTTGTTTTCTTCTTCTGCCATAATACTTTACCTTTACTTACCCATTGTCATCCATACCGCACCTGCAATAAATGTCAGGACTCCAACGGTAGCTAATTTTACTACTGTAGACCAGATAGACTTACGAGTGTCACGCCATGCTTCCAACAAGCTACGCATCTCTGTAATATCTTTATGTGCATCATCGTCTAGTAAGCCAATAGAACGTAGGGCTTCTTTAGCCCCACGCCTAGCTGCACGATCTAGCA